GGTGTGCTAATGATTGGGGAGCGTACTATTACGGACGACCCCAAAGTCCCGACGGCATGTACTAATGGGCGTGACGAGTTCTATGGACGTGAGTTTGTGAAGCAACTTACAGATCCAGAACTCAGGTTCCTTGTATTGCATGAGGTGTATCACAAGCTGTTCAAGCATCTTACAACGTGGCGACACTTGTATGACGAAGATCCGCATCTTGCTAACTGTGCTAATGACTTTGTTATCAATCTCAAGATTGCCGCAGAAAACCAAGATGGTTTTGCTACCATGACTGGCGTGTTGAAGAACGGTTGTTATGACGAGCAGTATCGTGGCATGGACAGCGCACAGGTATACAAGTCTCTGCGTAAGAACAAACCTCAAGGCCCGGGTAACGGAGGCTCGGGAACTGGTCACGATGATGGCGGCAACGGTAGTTCACAACTACCAAATGGACAACAACCGTTCGACGATCACGACTGGGATGGCGCAAAAGAAATGTCAGACGAAGAGAAGCGTGAACTAGGTCGTGAGATCGAGGAAGCCGTTCGTCAGGGTTTGCTTACCGCAGGGAAAGTTGGAAGCGGTGGTGATCGTGACCTCGAAGACTTGCTCAAACCACAGATCGATTGGCGTCAGGTATTGCGTGAATTTATTACGGACACATGTTCGGGTAAAGACTACAGCACGTACCGCAAACCAAATCGCAGATACTTGTCGTCAGGTATCTACATGCCTAGCGGTGTGACCGAACAAGTCGGTGAATTGGTTGTGGCTATCGATACATCTGGATCTATTGGTGGCAGAGAGTTGTCTGCGTTCTTGACCGAAGTAAAAGAGATAGTGGACACTGTAAAGCCCGCAGGTATCAGGCTTGTCTATTGGGACACAGAGGTATGTCGTGACGAATACTACAACTTGGAGGACGCAGGTACTCTCGTTCAGTCAACCAAACCAGAAGGTGGTGGCGGTACTTGTGTCGAGTGCGTTCCGAAGTATCTGCAAGAGAAGAACATCAACGCGCAAGCGTGTATCGTTCTAACCGATGGCTACTTGTTTGGTAGTTGGGGTACTTGGTCTTTGCCTACACTCTGGTGCATCTTGGATAACGAGAGTGCTACTTCAGACGTGGGCAAAACTGTCCACATCAATTCGGAGGATATGTAGTAGATTAAAACTACAGAACTATAACACTAAAACAAAATGGAGAAGAACTAATGGGTACTAATATAAATATGAACATACCGTTCGTTAAGGATTTGTCAGAAGTGACAGGTGATTTCTGGAAAGCAAAGGTCTTTGCAAATGGACAGGAGCATTTTCTAAACGAGCAAAATCAGAACATGATGAAGTTTGCCGACGCTATCAGAACTTCAAAAAAGCGTTACAAGTTTGGCATTGGCAAGAAAGGTTTTGATGGTGGACTGTACGTCTATCGAGAAGGTGATCAGTATGCAATGGGCATGATTGACTATGCCGATTACAGAGACAGTGGAGACGCTGTGTCAAGATATTGTTTGTTCACCCCTAACATAGACAACGGTAAGTATTCACATGGTAAGCGAACTCACATGGCAGAAACGGTGAACATACCTAGAGCAATGGCAAACGTGCGTAGGTATCTGCGACCCCTTACTGTCAACCAAACGTGTGGGATGTCTTACAGAGACGTGAACCGTTCTATCAGTGATAGCGTAGAGAAGCTTGTGGTAGCGGCTAGAGAAGTCAGAAACAAAGTTATCAATTCCGACACTCTAGATGTTACTAGCTCTTATTCAAACCTAACTACTATGCCGAAGACTGATCCGCTTACCAACGAACTCAAACATCTTGTGGAGAGTGGCTATCAGTTTATCGACAAGGAACTAGGCGAACACATGGCTGATTTTTTCAAGCATCGTAACATTGTTACAAAAGCTAAAGAGAACGCTCGTGAAAGTAAGTGGACTTTTGTCGAGACCCAGAAGAATATGTCTGGCGATACACTGTTCCGCGTGGCAACAGATCTGGAAGTGAACAAGTGGACTATGGATCACATACCACCTGAGAACACGTTTACGTATACACAGGAAGATTTGCCGGAGGAGCTGCGAGGTAAGTTGGCAGTTGTGCAGATGTTGGAAGACGAACAATTCGTCGAAGACATTGGCTATCGTGTAAACAGTGGAGCGTTTTACTTACTATGACAGAACCTCACGTTCTACCACCAGAAGGAAACGTATATCGCGTTTCCTTCACAGAACATACAGAAGACGTTTATATCACATGTTTAGGTATGAAATGTATTGACACGTCAGTAAAGGGTCATTATATCAATATTTCCGAGACCCCCTTATGGGTACAAGAAAAGGTTGCATTGTTAATGATTACTGATCGTATCGAAGGCATTGGTGAGCGTCATTATAAACAAAGAAACGTATTTTATATCTACGAAGGGAAAGCGTATGATTAACGATGTAATAAGTGATAATGATCTTTCATTACTGGAAGCGAAAAAGGTTCAAGAGATACTGGTAGAAGAAGCGAATAAGCTTAAAGAGATACTGCCAGAAGACCTAGGCACAATAGGCAACCGTATGGGTTTTATCGAAACTGTTGAGGACATACTAACTCTTTATAGGGAAATGGTTAAAGACAAACCTAGTTCTGAAGCGTTGGGAACTAAGGGCGCGGCTTTTAGAGAAATTAACTTTGAAGAAAAAGTAGCATTTCAGAGGGCTATTGAGCATATGAAACGTGCCGATCTGTATTTCATGGGTGCGGAGTTTCAAGACATGTTGTTAAATTATAGAGAACAGTTTGATGAATTGGATTTTAATCAAGTCAGGTTTAGTGAGTTTACTAGGCCACCTTCAAGAATATGTTACATCCGTCTCGATCACTACAGAAAACTTTGGGATGAAATAGGTACTGTAAGTGCGAACACTATGAAGAACCTAGGGTTCATTACTGAGTATCTTGAAGACAAGAGAACTTTAGTCTCGTCGCTTGCACCGCAACATGCACCGATGTTATTGGGTGCTTACCATCCAGACAAAGGTTTGACGTTCACACAAAAGATAATGGACAACAACATGGCACAAACCTTTGGTGATATTATGATTAGGATCGCAGGGTCGTTTGAACTAATTAACAACCCTAAGTATATCACGTCTCAACTTGCAGGCACGAGAGCGCAAAGAAGACGGTTGCACCGAGAACAAGATATCGCTGTAGAAGCGTGGCACAAGATTACATGGAATGTAGACGAAGACACAGTTGAGGTTAACAAAGGTGATAGTGGTGGTTGGCGTATGCCCCTTCACTACACCAGAGGACATCCTCGAAAAGCTGAACCACACCACAAAAAAATCTTTTACAAAGATGGATTACCATACAAGTGGATACATGGTTTTTGGTCAGGACATCCCGCTTTTGGAATTAAGAAGGGTTATCATGCCCCCACGATAAGCGCGGCATAAAACAAACAGCAAATCGGTAGTTTCAAACTACCGATTATGCCAGTTACCACGGAGGAAAAATGGTAAAAGAAAAACATCAGCATGAAAGAACCCAAAAAAGAATGGGGTTTAATAAATTTAAAGAACATCAGCCTCAAAGATTTGCTAAACCAAACAAGGCTGAGTTGGTACAAAAGTTAAAAGAGATAGCTAAAAGAAATGACACCCGAAGCAAAAGTTAAAAAGAAAGTAGTGCAGATACTAAAACAGCATGGCGCGTATTACTTCTACCCAGTCACAGGTGGCTATGGTCGTAGCGGTGTGCCTGATATTATTGCATGCTATAGAAGTCGTTTCATAGGCATTGAGTGCAAAGCAGGAACAAACAAGCCTACCGCCTTACAGCAAAAGAACTTGACAGACATCAAACTAGCTGATGGCATAGCGCTAGTGGTGAACGAAGAAAACATAGAGGAAGTATGTCGGACACTAGAAAATATTTAACAGAGATCCACTTCCCTTCGGAAGACCCAAGACATCCAGAATATAATGGATTGGAAGGTATGCATTTTGACACTGGTGAAGAACCAGTCGATAAGGTTTTGTTCGAAGAACTAGGCATACCAATGAGCAAGCGTAATATCGTGCTTAAAAGAAATCCAGACAGTAAGCCACCTCACTGGAAGAGCCAATTAAGTCAATCAAACAGAAGAAGGAACATAAGGGTATCCCTTAAAGACGAAGAGGACGAATAGTTATGGGAAATGAGCAGTTAACTAAATGGCAAGCGTCACAACTGAAATGGCTAAAGAGACAAGTAGATAACTTGCGAGACGAGAGTGCTAGTAAAAATCCAAGGCCAAGAATACAACAGGAGATATTTGCCGCTATGGAAGAATTAGACGATTTTGTGGACGCCCTGAAGTCGGCGGGCGTTGTGATAGAACACAGGAGAAGATCTTGGCAGGGTGTAGTATGAGCCGTTGGACCAAGAACCAGAAAGAAATGCAAGGGTATAAACGTAAACTAGCGTACGGACACCAGAAAGTTAGCCTTGCAACAGCCCCTTGGGATGAAAAGAATAAAGAGGTGGGGCAAGTAATTGAGAGGAAACGTGGAAAAGAAAGGACTAAAAAACCGCGTTAAAAAACTCGCCCCTATAAACATAATACATAAAGATATGGAGTTGTCATGGAATTTTTTACGTTGTTAACGATAGGCTATACCCTTGCGGAACATCAGATGTATCTTACTGTTTGGTTTCCTAACGAGGATGCTTGTTGGGATGTACTGCTAAATGTCGGTGGGTTCTACGATCAAATCAACGCAACAGAAGGTCATTGTGATGTAAGCGAGGTCGCGTCACGAATAGTAAGACCAAAATTAAGACCTTGGTAGGAGAACAGCAGATGGATGATTTAAAAGAAATGCTTATAGAATATCTGAAAGATATGACTGAGCGTGGCGATGAAAAAGCTAAACGTCTACTAAGTTTGGTTGAGGATGCGTTCGATGACTAAAAAAGAAAGCAAGGTATGGGAATACCTAATTAAAAATCGCAAAGCCGATTATGCTATCGTAGCGGATGAATGTGGTGTCGATATAGAATTTGTAAAGAATATGGTATCGCGGATAGGTTCAGAAAATTGGCGTGAAGAGACGGACGGCACGTACGCAGCCGGTAGAAGCAAGATACTAGACACAGCAAAAGATCTTGTCACTACAGACAGAGCCGAGCAGCACGGCGATGCAGAAGAGAACTTTAGAATGATGGCTACATACTGGAACACGCACCTTGGTCTTATAGACTTCATAAAGGTGGATGATGTTCCGATTATGCTGACCCTGATGAAGATCGCAAGACTACACGGGGACGGCACAAAGAACCTAGACAACTACATAGATGTTTGTGGGTATATGTCATTGGGCGGTGAGATAGCCGAAACCTAATGGATATTTATACGCTAGACTTTGAAACGTACTACGCTCAAGACTATTCGTTATCGAAGCTGACAACTGAAGAATATGTGCGAGACAAAAGGTTTGAGGTAATCGGCCTTGCGATCAAGAAGAACGACAAAAAGACTAAGTACATACGTGATCCCCGGTTGCTGGACCGTTTGTTATCGCACATAGACTTCTCTCAGTGTGGTATTCTCTGCCATAATACTATGTTTGATGGAGCAATACTTTCGTGGCGGTATGGAATAAAACCAAAAGCATGGTTCGATACGATGTGCATGGCTCGTGCCTTGCATGGTGTAGAGACTAGCGCGTCTCTTAAAGCGGTAGCAGAAAGATACGGTGTCGGTGTTAAAGGAACCGAGGTACACAATGCCAAGGGTAAACGCAGAGCCGATTTTACAGAACAAGAAGCCCTACGTTATGGTGAATACGCCAAGAACGATGTAGATTTAACCTACAATCTTTTTAAAAAGATGGGCGCAAAGTTTCCCAAACAAGAGTTAAAACTTATTGACCTTACATTGCGTATGTTTATTGAGCCTACGCTTGACCTTGATCTTGGACTTTTGGAGCAGCATCTCGAAGATACCAAAGAACGTAAAGACAAGTTGTTACGTGATGCAAATATAGAAGATAAGAAAGATCTGATGAGCAATCAAAAGTTTGCCGACATGTTACGAGATCTTGATGTGGAACCCCCGATGAAAATAAGCCCGACGACAGGCAAGCAGACCTACGCCTTTGCTAAGTCTGATGAAGATTTTAAATTATTGCAAGAACACGACGATGATAAGGTACAATCTTTAGTAGCGGCTAGATTAGGTAACAAAAGCACGTTGGAAGAAACTCGAACCGAAAGGTTCATAAACATATCTAAAAGAGGTATGTTGCCAGTTCCCGTACGGTATTACGCGGCGCACACAGGTAGGTGGGGAGGTTCTGACAAGATAAACCTACAAAACCTACCAAGCAGAGGGCCGAACGCTAAGAAGTTAAAGAAGGCAATTATTGCCCCCGAGGGTTACACTATAGTGGAGGCTGACAGTTCGCAGATTGAAGCGCGAGTGTTGGCATGGTTCGCAGGGCAAGACGACCTTACCGCTGCCTTCGCCAAAGGTGAGGATGTATATGTAAAGATGGCGTCACGTATATATCAATGCGATGAGGCGGATGTTACAAAGGATCAGCGGTTCGTTGGGAAAACTACAATCCTAGGCGCAGGGTATGGTATGGGTGCTGAGAAGTTTGGCACACAGCTAAAGACGTTTGGGTATGAAGTCGAACCTCACGAGGCCCGGAGGATAATACAAATATACCGTGACGCTAACTTTAAGATTAGCAAAGTATGGAGAGATGCTAACTTCATGGTTCAGCAAATGACTAACAACAGACAATCAGCGTTTGGTCGAAAAGGCATTGTCGGGGTTGATGCTGACAAACAGGCTTTGATAATGCCTAGCGGATTGAGTATATTGTATGATCAGTTGGGCGTAGAGCAAACCGAAAACGGTTTAGAATATACCTATAAAACAAGGCGTGGGCGTACTAAGATATACGGTGGCAAGGTAATAGAGAATGTGTGTCAGGCAATAGCACGTTGCATTATAGGTGAACAAATGTTAAGAATTAACAAGAAATATAAAGTGGTGTTGACGGTACACGACTCAATAGTTTGCTGTGTGAAAGACAACGAAGTAGCAGCAGCTCAAGCGTATGTTGAGGAGTGTATGAGATGGACACCCGATTGGGCAACAGGCTTACCTGTGGATTGTGAAAGCGGCACAGGGAAATCATATGGAGACTGCGAGTGAGCATAGCACCTTGGTCTTTTAGTAAAGCGAAGGCATTTGATACATGCCCGAAGCAGTTCTATCATGTGAACATACTAAAAGAATATCCTTTCGAAGAGACAGAAGCTACGCGGTATGGCACTGAGTTTCATAAAGCATGTGAAGACTATATAGGAACAGATACACCGTTACCAAAAAAGTTTGGGTTTATAGAACCTACGCTAAACGCCCTGAATAATAAAAGGGGTGTGAAGGTATGTGAAAAGAAGTTGGGACTAACTGAAGACTTGGAACCCTGCGACTTCTTTGATAAGAAGGTATGGTTTAGAGGTATAGCTGACTTAATAATAGTTGACGTATTGGCAGGGGCGGCTTGGGTGGTTGACTACAAAACAGGTCGATCATCCAAGTACGCTGATAAAGGACAGCTAGAACTTATGGCTCTCTCGGTGTTTAAACACTACCCAGAAGTAACAAAAATAAAAGCGGGTTTGCTTTTTGTTGTTGCAAAGAGTTTAATAAAAGAAACTTATGAAATTGACTCAGAGTCCATTCTTTGGAAGAAATGGTTAACAAAGTATGCTAATATGAAAATAGCGTTTGACAAAGATGTGTGGAACCCCCGCCCTTCTGGTTTATGCAAACGCCATTGTCCAGTGTTGGAGTGTCCTCATAATGGGAGTAACTAATGCCATATAAAAACAAGCCTAGACCTTATAAAAAAGAATATAAGCAACAGAAAGCTAGGGGCGAACACGCTGACCGTATGGAAAGACAACGCGCCCGTAGAAAAATGGATAAGAAAAAAGTAAATAGAAAAGGGAAGGACATTGCACATAAGAAAGCATTGAGCAGGGGTGGGTCGAATAAAGATGGCGTAACGCTACAAAGCCCATCAAAGAACAGAGCAGCAGGGGGCCGTATGAGTAAGCCACCACGCAAAAAGAAGTAGCTACAAGCTACCACGGAGAACAACATGAAGATAATAAGGGATAAGGCGTTACTGCTTAAAGTACGTAACCCTAAACAGATAACAACTGTGATC